GATCGACCTCGAACGCGAGCTGCGCGATTTCCTGCTCGTCTCGAATGTCAGCGACAAGAGCCGGCGTGAGATCGAGAAGCTGATAGCCGATGCGCAAAAGCTGATTGATCCGGCCTATCGCGCTGCCGGTTCGGTGGTCGACACACAGGCGCTTGCGCTGATCGTGGCGGAGAAGACGGTTGACGTGATGGGGGATGTGTCCGCGTTCCTTCCCACGCCCCAAACCCTCGCCAGCTTGACCAAGGATGTCCTGATCGACGGGGCGCCCACCTCCGCATGGTGGGGGCGGCAGGCGATCGATACGGCGTTCAAGTTCGCCAATCAGGTCCGCCAAGGCGTGGTCAATGGCGAGACAACCGAGCGCATCGTCCAGCGCATAGTCGGAAAGCGTGGCGAGCCGGGGATCATGGACATCGCCCGGCGCAATGCACGCACGTTGGTAGCATCATCGATCAATGCGGCGGCGAACGATGCCCGGCTCGCGACCTATCGCAAGAACAGCCGGTTCATTCGCGGGGTGCGGTGGATGGCGACGTTAGACGGTCATACCTGCGCTCGCTGCGCCGCGCTGGACGGGGCAAGCTGGGATCTGGACGGCGAACCGATCGACGGCAACAAGATCAAGTGGGTCGGCGGCCCTCCGCTTCACCACAACGATCGCTGCATCCTGTCTCCGATCGCGAAGGACACGCTGGGGCTTGGCCTCGACAAGTCTCCAGACCGCACATCTTCGCTGGGGCCGATCACGGGTGACACAAGCTTTCAGGGCTATTTCAAGCGGCTGACCGTCGAACAGCAGAACGAGCAATTCGGGGTCGATCGAGCGGGGATGATGCGAGCGGGGAAAATCACGATCCGGGATTTGATCAGCGGGACCGGCCGCGAGCTTACGCTGGACGAGCTGAGAGCGCTTTAACAGGAGAAACACCATGGCAGACCAGACCTTTACTCAGGCAGATATTGACGCGGCAATCGAGAAGATCGTCGGCCCATTGAAGGAGTCGATCGCCAAGCTCGAAACCAAGAATGACGAGCTGATCGGCGAAAACCGGAAGCTGAAGCGCGGTGCGGAGATCAAACCGGAAGACCTCGCGGCCGCTGAGGATCGTGCGGACAAGGCAGAAAGGGCGCTTGTCGACAGCGAGAAGGCCGTCAAGGCGCTCACCACCGAGCGTGACAAGGCTGTGAAGGCGTTGGAGGGTGAGCAGGGTGCTGCACGCTCCTATGCGCTGGAAGCCGAAATCGCGAGCGCGATTGCATCTGGCAATGTCGTTCCCGCGCTAGTTCCGGCATTCAAAGCACTCGTTACGCAGGGTGCGAAGGCCGATGTCGTCGATGGGAAATATCAGGTCACGATAGGCGACAAGCCCGCTGCCGAGCATATCAAGGCCCTGCTTGCCAGTGATGAGGGTAAACATTTCGTCGCCGCACCGAACAACACGGGCGGCGGCTCAGGCGGCAGCGGCGGCGCGCAGGGTGGAGCGAAGACAATGACCCGCTCGCAGTTTGAGGCGCTCGATCAGGGTGCGCGCGCGACCTTCGCCAAGGATGGCGGGCAGGTCGTCGATCAAGCGGCGTGAGGAACGGCCGGCGGCATGAGTTTCCAGCGCCGCCGGCACGCTGTGAAACGACCCTCTTGCGATTTGGTTCCGTTTAGCGTAAGCGTATCGATCAAGTAGGGGCTGCGCCCCTCTTACTCCGGCTGCGCCGGGCCCCGCATCAAGTTGGCTGCGCCGACTGCGGTTCCCCGAAATACGCAGATCGGAGCGCCTTTCATGGCCAACACCCTCACCAACCTCGCCGCTGATATTTACAAAGCGGCTGACATCGTAGGCCGTGAACTCGTCGGCCTCATCCCATCGGTCACCATCAACGCTGGCGCTGAGCGCGCCGCGAAGGGTGACACCGTTCGCAGCGCTTTCACCCGCGCACAGACGGTGAACACGTCTTTCTCGCCTTCGATGACCATCCCAGAGGGCACCGACCAAACGGTCGATAACAAGACCATGACGCTGAACAAATTTGCGTCGATCCAGATTCCGTGGACTGGCGAGGACCAGAAGCACCTCGACAACGGCATCGGCTTCCAGACGGTCTATGGTGATCAGTTCGCGCAGGCCTTCCGCGCCATCGCCAACAAGATCGAGAACGATCTGTGGGTCGAGGTTCGCAAGAACGCCTCGCGCGCCTATGGCACCGCCGGCACAACCCCGTTCGCGTCGAACTTCAACGATCTGGCCCAGCTTGAGAAGATCCTTGTCGATAACGGCATGCCGTTCGATGGCCAAGTCTCGGCGGTCTACAATACGACCGCTGCCGCCAACCTGAAGTCGCTCTCACAGCTTCAGAAGGCGAATGAGAATGGCGGCGACAGCCTACTTCGGCAGGGCATCATCGGCGATCTGCTTGGCTTCCTGGTCAAACGCTCGGCGCAGATCGGCACCGTCACCAAGGGCACTGGCACATCCTACCAGTCGAACAACGCCAGTGGCTATGCCATCGGTGAAGGCGGCTTCGGTGTAACCAACAGCTCGATCGCTGTTGATACCGGTTCGGGCACCGTCCTTCAGGGCGATGTTGTTACGTTCACGGGCGACACGAACAAGTATGTCGTGAACTCGGCACTTTCGGCGGGCTCACTCTCGATCGGCGCCCCCGGACTGCGCGCCGCGCTGGCGGATAACGTCGCGATGACGGTCGGCAATGACTTCACCGCGAACGTTGTGCTTCATCGCAGCGCGGCTGAGCTTGCCATTCGTCCGCCCGCGATGCCCAACGGTGGTGACGCGGCCACGGACCGCATGGTCATCCAGGACCCGTGGTCGGGCCTCACCTTCGAGGTCGCCGTCTACAGCGGCTACATGAAGCAGATGATCGAAGTCCGGACGCTCTACGACGTGAAGGCGTGGAAGCCGGAAGCTATCGCGCTTCACCTCGGCTGATCTTCCCCACCTGGGCGGAGCCTTCGGGCTCCGCCGCCCTGTCCCGGAGAAGCGTCATGACCACCAAGGCCCCTGCCGCAAAGGCGGAAACCACCAAGGCCCCTGCCGCAAAGGCGGAGGTTAAACTGGTGAAGATGAGCCGCGATGCCGAACAGCATCCTGCGCCGCACACCGCCGATGTTCACCCCGATGAAGTGGAGAACTTCGAGGCGGGTGGCTGGACGAAGGAAGGCTGATGCTCACACAAGAGCTTTCCATATCAGCGCCGCGCACGACGCCGGCCAACGTCACCGTCAGCACCAGCACGGCCCAATCTGCTGCGCTAGAGGCGGGCAACTACGTTTTCGTCTGCGATGTCGCTTGCCGAATCGTCTTCGGTAGCAATCCCAGCGCGACCGCGAACCATCTCCTCGTTCCTGCCGCCACGATGCTCCGCATCGCCGGCGTCCAGGCCAATGAGAAGTGCGCGATCATCGCAACCGGGGCTGGCACCGCCCAGCTCTACCCGGCCATCTGATGTCGCTCGTCGTCGAAATCGGCACAGGCGCAAGCGACAGCGAAAGCTACATCTCCGTAGCCGACGCTGACACGCGCCACGCCGCTGTCGGCAATGCCACTTGGGCGTCGCTCACGACCGGCGAAAAGGAAATCGCCCTCCGCAAGGCCACTCGATATCTGGTCGCGACCTACCGCACCCGCTGGAAGGGCGAGCGGATCAACTCGACGCAAGCGCTCGACTGGCCCCGCTACGGTGTGCAGATCGGCCCTTATTACCTCGACAGCAATGCGGTTCCGGTGACTGTCGCCGATGCCTGTGCGGACCTTGCCCTGAAAGCCTCGACCGAGGAACTTGCGCCAGATTTGGAGCGAGCGGTTGTCGAGGAGCAGGTTGGCCCACTGCGCACCCGCTATTCCGAATTTTCGCCGCAGCAAAAGCGCTTCAAAGCTATCAGTGACGCACTGGCACCCTTCCTGACAGGGGGTGCCGGCATGGTGCGAGTGTGCCGGGCATGACGACCGCCCAGCGCTCCACCGCCGCCAGCCTGATCGCCTCCAAGGGGCAGGCGCTGACGATCACGCGCAACGCTGCCGGCGCCTATAACCCCGCGACCGGCTCGGCTGCGATCACCTCAACCTCGCAGACCGGCTATGGTGCGGTCCTGCCGCTCAATCCCTTTCGCAAGAACGGCACCTCGATCGTCGAGGGCGATCAGCAGCTCTTACTCTCCGCGATCAAGTCGGACGGTACGGCGCTGACGAAGCCTCATGTCAATGACGTGGTGACGCTGGCGGATGCTTCCAAGGCGACCATCGTCGCGGTCGATCCGCTGGAGCCTGCCGGGCTCTCGATCTTCTACGATTGCGTCATTCGGAGGGCGGCATGAGCTTCGCCCTCGACCTCCAGAAATTTGCCGAGAAGGCGGGCCAGCGCGCGGATAAGGTTGTCGGCGAAACCGTCGTCAATGTGGCGACGCGCATCGACCAGCGAAGCCCCGTCGGCGATGCCGCGTATTGGATTTCCAAGCCCCCCAAAGGCTATGTCGGCGGACGCTTTCGGGGCAACTGGCAGCTTGGCATCGGCTCTATCCCGGCCGGCGAACTCA